TATCTGCATCATGTAAAACTTGAGTACAAGCATGTAACCATTTAATATAATCGCTTTCTTGCAATTGTTCTTCAATGATCTTACTTGCTTCATCAGCAGCTCTTTTAATTACACCTTGGACATAAGCTTTAGTCTTTTCATTCCAAATAACTTTTTCTCTCGACGGAGTAACATCTACACCATCTTGAATAATTATTTCTTCATTAGTTTCAGGATCATTCATACTTTGTCTAATAGGACATTTAAATGCAATAGCACCCCATAAACTTTCCATTTCTAATTCACGGAAATCTATGTGTCCATAATTAATACCAGTATTAGCTCCTTTTTCTCTAACGACTACAATATGTGGCCTGTTAAATACCCAACTATCTGAAATAATTAAGTTCTCTGAATTATGTAAAACTTCAGCTTGAAAATCTATATCTTGTTCATTATTAATAGATCCATCTTCTTTATATTCAATTTTCTTACAATTAACATTATCAAGATAAATCAATTGCTCTTCAACAGAATCAAAGAATTTACTTCGATTGTGTTTCTTAACACCAAATGATATTTTAGTAAAATTTTGCTTATTAGTTTTTTCATAATATACTTTAGTCCCATCTGAAAATGTTATATGCGGATTGATTCCATCTTTACCAAACTTAGGTATAATAAAATCAGTCTTATAGTTATAACAATTACATTTAAATCTCATACCATTGTGTATAGTTTCAATAGTATAAAAGTCTACACCTGTAGATAATGCAACTTTAGCACCTAATCCAAATGCTCCAAAGTTTTCTGCAGTATTTCTTTTGGTAGAGTATCCTAGCTCAAGAACACCTTCAAGTCTTCTTTGGCCTATACCTACACCATAATCAATTACTGCAAACGTATCACAAAATCCAACACCAGGTCTTTGTTCATATAAAACATCAACTTTGTTGTTATATTGATCCAAATGATTTAAGTCATAGTAACTAGGATCAAAGTTACTATCTTCATATGCTTCTCCATGTCTTTTAACGTAATAGTCTTCAATTTTTTTCTCTCCTTTCAATATCTCGACAGCTATTTCCTTCTCACGTTGAGAGTCACATGCATTTGTAACTAGTTCTCTAACGGTTGAAGGAATAGGTGTAGAATATTGAGTAGATTGTAAAATATCAAAAACCATCTTTTCAGCTCCTTTATTGATCCGCTTAGCGATTCCTTCAGAGCCCTTAATTTCTTTATTAATTGTTTTTATACTCATTTTCTAATTTTTTTATAAGTTCAACAGTCTCTTTAACTTGCTTTTGATTTCTAGGTAAATATAAAGTACAATCTTCCATGTCATTTTCCATTAAATACATTTTGAATAATTTCCATTTTATAGGAAACACATCATTAGCGTATCCTTTAACTTCTATTATCCATTTGCCATCAGGATCTACAAAATCTGGCGTATATGTTATCGCTCTTACCTTTTTGGTATTATTTTTGTATTCTCCTTTACTTGGCTCATAACTATCCATTATTGGATAGAAGCCTGGTAATAATGTATATGTATTTTCTTCGTACATAGATTTAATTTTTGCAGCTTCTAATTGTTTGTAAGTAAATACTTCTAATTTAGATCTAAACTTGATCCCTTTGTAAACTTTAGCAGTTGCATTTCTTATTTTGTTAACAGATTTTTTTCTTCTTCTAACCATAATTTAATTTTTTTAGATTTTACCAGATCTGAAATATCTTTAGCTCCGTATTTAGCAGGTATAATTATATTATTTTTAATACTATAATCAACCATAATACGTCTAGCCATTTTTTGTCCTGGATTTTCTTCTTTATCATAATCATTGTCATAAAACAAATAAATATTTTTAAATCTCATTTGTAATTCTTCTATGATCTTAGGAGGGGGTATTTGCATTTCGCTCTGAAAAGCTATTGCATGGTATCCCATTTCATATAAACACATTACATCTTTTAATGATGAAGTAATAACTATAACTTCCCCTGTAGGTGGTAATTGTTTCCAACCTTGTATTTGTTTTGAAGTTGTATTACTAAACCATTTTTTATCCTCCTCTAAGGGAGCATAGATTTTGTATTTATTTCCTAATTTATATGCATAAGTTATTGTGTTACAGCTGAATCTACTTTCATTAATCCAATAATGACTAATAGGTTCTACATTAAATAACTTTAAAGTTTTTTTAGAAATCTTAAAAGATCTCCAAAATTCTGCATCTTTATAATTCCACGGACGTCTTTTCTTTTTGATAATGGTAAGTGGTTTAGTTTCAATTTTCTTATTGTAAGTTAAACCCATGTACCCCATAGTAAAATTAATTTCATTTTTCTTAGACGCTAATCCAAGACTGAAATCTGTATCTATTATTCTAAGAGCACTATAAAAATCACATCTGTATTTCTCTTGTATAAAAGAAAAACAATTAAAAGAATGTTCTGGTTTGCCAAAATCTTTATATAATAATCGTTTATTATAAACAATTATTGCGACAGTAGGATTGTGATCCTCTCTAAGAGGACTACAAAACTTTTTACCTAATTTTTCAAATTGCGGACAATAATATTTAAATATATCATACTCAGCTATCCTGTTAAGTATAATATCTGTGTGAAGATGTTCTTCACTACTTCTACTTTTTATTGCCATATTATTAATATAAAAGTACAAGGACGAGTAAGCGTCCTTATACCATGTTCATTTAAATTTTCTAGTTGTTCAAAGTGGTCAGTCTTCGGGGACCAACTAGAAAAACATCTTACTATGTATCATTAATCATCCCCTAATAATAAGAGGGGAGCTCTCACATGCTTAGCTGCTACCCGCAGGTCGCTTTAATCCAATCATTAGGATATAACCAACAGCTTACATGTACGACTGAGTGAATCACCGCTACTTACGCCGAGCACTCCCCTCAAGAACAAAGAACCGTAATTAGTTTCACAAAGTATAACTGGAAGGTTAATACATATTACAAACTTTGTTCTTATATTATTATACCCAATCTTTATTCTCATCATCTGAAGAGAATGGGTCTTTCTCATCTTCATCTGGTGTAGTAACAGCTAATGCTGGTTTAAATTCACCCCAATTAAGGTCAGTATTAAACTCTGCATTAAATGCACCATAGTCATCATTAAGCATTCTTACAAAAAGATCATCTCTTTGTGGCTTAACTCTACCAAAATGTTTAGTATAGATAGTTTGATATTTACCATCTTTAACACCAACTAATACTCTAGCTTGGTTACTACTTAACATTTTAACTAAAGCTTTAAGTTCAGATACATCACCTTTAACTATGTTTCCAATTGTATCAAAAGATACATCATCACCTGAAGCAACATTTGCCCAGGCTTTTACAAAGTTAATTAATGTTTCTTCACCGCCAAAAGCATGTCTTTGACCTTCAGTTTTCCACCAATCATATGTTGGCGATTCTTCAGACCATGTAGATTGACCAATATTATTGATCCACTGATGCTTACCAGTTTGTGAAACTCTTGGTGAACTAGTCATCAAGATTTCTAATCGAGTAGTTAAGTCAGTATTTTTCATCCAAAATACCACTTTAAAATACTCAGTACCATTTAGTTCTAAGAAATAATTAGGTTCTGTTTTAACATTAATATCTAATGCATGCAATTCTGCCATTGTAGGATTTATTGCAATTACATTCATATTAGCTAGGCCAGAGTATAACTTTACTCCAGACCCCATTACTTCTTGTTCACTTGAATTACTTTTAATAGCCATTGTCTATATTGTTTTAATAAATTAATAATTATTTTCATTCTCTTCCTCTTCTTGTTCAAAGTCAGTTAACTCTTCTTCATTCATATGATCAGGGTTAGACTTAACTTCAGCATGATCTATCATAGCATCATGCATTTTATCTTCATTATATGTATCTACATCTAAAAGTTCTGTTTCTTCCTCTTTAATTTGATCTTCAAGATCTAATTGATTAGGATTAACAGTATCATCTACAAAATCAAAAGATAATTTTCTAACTTTTTTAGCTTTCTTGCCTTTTAATGCAGGATGTTTAAACATTTGAGTTACTTCCCATCCTTCTAAATTATATTTTTCTTTGATACCATCTCTGCCAACACCATTTTCTAAATCATCTAAGATCATAGTTGTTGTTATTGTTTGAGGTTTTACAGCCTCCGTGTTTCCCGTTTCAGGGTTAATACGTGTTTCAATCATTTTGCTTAAATTTTTAAATTAATCTATAAATATTTTATTCCATTCAAAAGGCATTGTTTGACCTTTTAGGTGATCACACCGTGATCCCGCGGTTACATCATCAAGAGAGTTAAATGATATCATAGTTTCTTCATTTTCTCTAAATATATAACCAATAGCATCTGCACCAGCACATGTTATTTGCTTAATCTTACCAGTTAAATCAAGGTCTTTAACAGCAACCTCTTTACCTTTCTTCTCAAGCATTTTATCCTTTAAGTGACCAACTAGAATTATATGATCCGCTAGCAAATTCAATCTGTCTATCCATTGTTTATATGCTATTCTTAAATATAAATAGCCTGCACCGTTTGGTAATGATAGAACTGATGCGCCAGGGTTCTTTTGTTCAAAGTTTTTACCCATAGGAGTTTTCATATAAATACGTTTACCTTCTACTTCACACCATTCTTCTAATTTAGAGATAGTATCAATAGCAACATATTTATATGGTCTTTGTTCTTGTATTATTTCTTTACCAATAGTAGCTAACATACTTAAATTGTTTACTTTAACTTTTAAAGCATCAACCATGTCAGAACCATCTTCCAGATCAATAATAAGACAGTTATCTAATTTAGATAACATTGTTGT